ACGATCTTAAACATCGCTGGAGAGGCAAATATAATGAAGATACTGATTTATCTTTAAGAGTTCTAAAAGATGGGTATTGCACCATTCAATTCAATGCTTTTTTAGCTGGAAAGGTTGCAACTCAGACTTTGCCAGGTGGGAACACAGATGAATTGTATAAAAACGGAACTTTAGAAAAATCAGAATCTCTAGTAAATCAGCATCCTGATGTAGCTTCAGTTGTATGGAAATTTGATAGGTGGCATCACTTTGTCGATTACAACTCATTTAAAAAAAATAGATTGATAAAAAAATCAGGTCTAGTGATTCCAAAAGGTATTAACAATTATGGAATGAAGTTGGTAAATGAATGAAGAAAAGTATCGGCATCAATGCGCTGTTCGGCAGCTCATCAAGTGGCGCAGGATATGGGGTTTAAAGGTTTTTAGAGAGTATCTAAAAAAACATAGGTTTCATGTGAAACTTTTAAGGGATTTTGAAGATCAATGGTTGAAAGGAAATAGAGCTGATGAAAAAGGAGAATGGAAATGAACTTAAATCAACTAAATGAGAACCGAGTAGAGGAAGCTTTAATCAAGCTGTCTATGTCAGATGAGAACCATGCTCGTTGGTATGGGGAGCTGAAATACCTTGAGGAAGGTTTAAAACAGGCTGAAAGTCATGCTTTTTTGCTTGCTGAAGGCACAGTTGCTGAAAGAACGGCTATAGCCAAATCTAGCGAAACTTACGCAAAAGCGGTCAAAGCATGGACTGAGGCGCTGACAAACTACAAAAAAATAGACAATGAAAGAAACCATGAGATCCGAATTATTGAGATTTGGAGAACTTTATCAAGCAATAGGAGGCAGGGAAATATATGAACGATTACGGATTACCACTTTTAGTTTTAAGACGATTGAGCAAGGATTATGAAAAGGCTATGTTGGAAAGAAATCCTAGCAAAGCCTATCAAATAGCCCATGATTTAGTGGAAATGGCACTCAAACTCCAAGATATTGCAAATGAAAATCAAAAAATTTGACCAAATTTTGCATGACCAATACGATCCTCCAGCTCGCAAAGCTGTGTCGGATTGGATCAAAATGAAATGGGGTTTGGATGCCAAAGACAATCCTGACATTTATGGAACTGACCTAATTGTTTACCGAAATGGTGAACCAGTAGGGTTTGCTGAAGTAGAAGTCAGGTCTTGGTTTCCAAGCTGCCCATATCCTACAATCCATGTGCCTGTTCGCAAAAAGCATATGTTGGAAGCTCCTAAGACTTTATTCTTTGCGCTTACGCAAAACATGACTCATGCTTACTGGATCAAAGGTGAAAACGCTTTAAGTCATCCACAATGGCAAATGAAAGACGATACAAAAGACGAGCTTTACTATGATGTTCCAATAAAATTGTTTAAATTCGTGGACTTAACAGAGCCTTTTTAATGACCAAAGCTGAAAAACTACATTACGACAAGGTTGCCAGGCTTGGTTGCATCCTATGTAGGCAGTTGCAAGTCAAAGAGATAAACGACTCTCCAACTGAAATCCATCATGTGAGGCGGTATGGCGGTAAGCGTAGCCAAGCGCCTATTATTGGGCTTTGTGTTTACCATCATCGACTTGGGGACAACAGTTACCATGCTTTAGGAGCTAAAGGCTTTGAAAAATATTGGGGGATAAGCCCTGAAGAACTGATTGAGAAAACCAAGGAGTTATTAGGTGAATAAAATATTTGGTTTATGGTATTGCCAACAATGCGGTATTTCCAAAATGGCTACAGTTCATCAAAAACGAAAAAAATATTGTAGTAATAAATGCGTTTCTGTTGCATATAAAACTAGAATGATTGGTGAAAACAATGGAAATTATTCAAATGCAGGATTTAGAATATGTAAAGTTTGCGAAAAACAATTCCAAAGCTATCAAAAAGACAGAAAGTATTGTTCCCTTAAATGTAGGGATGTAGAAGGAAATGAAGCCTTGAGGCATAACGCTAGAAAAGATGCAAATCACAACGAAATTGTGGAAATCCTGGAAAAAGGAGGAGTTGTTGTGAGAGATACTTCAAAATTAATGCGAGGATTTCCTGATCTTTTGGCATGGCATATGGATCAATGGCATTTAATTGAAATAAAAAATCCAAATACTTATTATGGAAAAAAAGGTTTAAGCAAGTTGCAAGAGGAGTTTGCAACAACTTGGAAAGGTGGCCCAGTATTCATAATGAGGACTGCCGAAGATGCAAATAAATTTATTATTGGTGAGTTTTCAGAGATTGATAAAGTTGGTGGGAATGGCTAGTCAAGATGCTTGACAACTCTAACGAATAAGGCAAAATGTAGGCTCTAATCCCATTTCTATAGGAGAAATAACATGGGCAAAATGGATTCGATGAGTGGAGTTCCCTCTACAACTGGTGCTAAAGCTCCAGCTAAAGCAGCTTCATCTGATAAAACTGGTGAGCGTATGGTTAAGCGCACCAATGGTGTAGGCATGGGTATGGAAGATGCTACTGGCAAAGATAAGCAATTCAATACTGGCAAAACTGCTGGCATTTGCTACACTCATAAGCGTGGGTGCTGCTAAAAAGCGAAATCCCCTAGCGTGAAGGTTCTAGGGGATCTCTAACCAAGCAACTATCGGAGAAGTTGAATGGCTGATTTAAATTCTAAAGAGAGCTGTAATTCCTGTATATATTTTCTAAATAAAGAAAATGACTTTATAGGACTTTGCAGAAGATTCCCTACATTCCAAAACAGACATGGTTCTGAATGGTGTGGGGAATTTGTTATTGTTCCTCCCAATCCTGTCTTTGAAACAATGATTCAGGATATTGAAATTGCCATTGAAACTGATCCCAAAGAAAAACGAAAGCGGATCATGGAAGAAGCAGGAAAGCTAGAACCAAAGCCTAGAGGCAGACCAAAGAAGGTGGTCGAATGAAGCTCAAACCTTTAGCAGATAAGATCGTTGTAAAACCTCAAGAACGGCTAAAAAGCTCCATTATTGAAGTCGTAATGTCAGAGCAACCCAATATGGGAACTGTCGTAGCTGTAGGCGAAGGCAAACTCATCAAAGGTCGCAGACAAGAAATGCCTGTGGCAGTTGGTGATTTTGTTCGCTATGGAACGATGGGAACTGACGAATACCTTAAATACTTTGAATACATTGAAGATGGTGAGCGTTATTTGGTCATGAGTTGGCAAGATGTCTGCTTTATTGAGGAGAAATCAGATGCAATGGCTTGAAATCATTACAGTTTTTCTTTTTGGTGTAATTGTTAGTATCATTTTTGACAAGATTTGGAAAAATCACAGACGAAAGGATCAAGAAATGGCAACTAAACCTGGCTTATATGCCAATATCCATGCGAAGCAAGAACGGATTGCAAAGCAAAAGGCTGAAGGCAAACCAGTTGAGAAGATGCGTAAGCCTGGCACTAAAGGCGCACCAACAGCAGCAGCGTTTAAAGCAGCAGCCAAAACAGCGAAGAAGAAATAATCATGGCTACCAAAAAACATGACAAACCCATTCCTCGCAAAACCACAGGAAAAGACAAGACCTATAACCCTACAGAAAAGGGAGCTGGAATGACAGCTAAAGGTCGAGCTGAATACAACGCTAAGAACAATGCGAATCTAAAACCGCCTGCTCCAAATCCAAAGACCAAAGCTGATGCTGGTAGAAAAGCCTCGTTTTGTGCAAGGATGGAAGGAGTTGTCAAAAAAGCGAAAGGCCCTGCTGAACGAGCCAAAGCATCACTCAAGAACTGGAACTGCTAAATGCCTCTAAAAAAATCATCTTCCCCTAAAGCATTTGAATCTAATTTGAAGGCTGAGTTGAAAGCTGGAAAGCCAAAAGCTCAAGCTCTTGCTATTGCCTATTCTGTCAAACGAGAAGCATCAAAGAAACCAAGTAAAGGAAAAAAATGAGCATTACATTAAAAGACTTAGAAATCAAAGAAGTAGAATATATTTTGGCAGCTCTCTCCAAAGGAGAATATGCCTTAGTCGCTCCTTTAATTGATAAGATCAAAGTTCAAGCTATTCCTCAAGCTCATGCCATGATGCAAGCTGAAGCAGATGCAAAAGCTCAAGAATTGGTAGAGAATACGCAAAAGACTACTGAAGAAGCAAAATGAGTGAAACAGCAAATCCTGTAGGCAGACCAACTGAATATGATTCGTCATATTGTCAGAAGGCTATTGAGCTTGGAACTAAGGGTAAATCCCTAGAACAGATCTCAGGAGCATTAGGCATAACCTACAGGACTTTGTGTAGATGGAGAGAGGAGCATGAAGAATTTTGTCATGCCTTGGAGGAAGCCAAGATCAGAGAGATGATTTGGTGGGAAGAACATGCTCAAGCCTACCTTGTAGAGCATAAAGATGGTGAAAGGCTGAATGTGGGTCTATGGTCTAGATCAATGGCAGCAAGATTCCCAAAGAAGTATTCAGAGCGTATCAAGCAAGAGCTAACTGGAGCTGAAGGCGCTCCATTGCTTAAAGGTGTAGAGATTAGCTTTGTAGAGCCTAATGTCAGCAGATCAGAAGATTAAGGATGCGGTTTCTAGGATACGATTTCCTAAGAAATTTGAGGCACTTTTTAAGCCTGAAAAGACTCGCTATCGCATATTCTATGGTGGGCGAGGAGGCGCAAAGTCATGGTGTTTTGCTAGGGCATTACTAGCCAAAGGCACTAAACAGCCTATGCGTATCTTATGCGCTAGGGAATTTCAGACCAGTATCAAGGATTCGGTTCATAAGCTGTTATCTGACCAAATCTATGCTTTGGGCATGGAGTCTTTTTATGAGATTACTCAGACAACTATCCGAGGAATCAATGGAACTGAGTTCATCTTTGCAGGAATCAAGAACAATACCAATAACATCAAGTCTATAGAAGGTATCGATATTTGTTGGGTGGAGGAGGCTCAATCTGTATCGGCAAATAGCTGGAATGTGCTGATTCCTACTATTCGTAAGCAAGACTCAGAGATTTGGGTCAGCTTCAATCCTGAGTTGCCTACAGACGATACTTGGAAGCGCTTTGTGGAGAATCCTCCTGAAAGCTCTGTAGTCGTAAAGGTGAACTGGAATGACAATCCTTGGTTTCCTGAAACCCTTAATCTAGAGCGTTTATCCCTTAAATCTAGGGATTTGGCAGCCTATAACAATGTGTGGGAAGGCACTACAAGGAACACAGTTGATGGAGCTGTCTTTGGTAAGGAAATGGATCAGGCTGAGTTGGAAGGTCGGATTACCAATGTTCCCTATGATCCATCCAAGCCTTGTCATGCGGTCTTTGACCTTGGTTGGGCTGACAATACAGCTTGCTGGATTATTCAATATGTCGGATTTGACATCCGAGTGCTGAGATATTTTGAGGATAATCAAAAGACCATTCAGCATTATTTAAGCCTAATGCAAACATTTGGTTACATTTATGACACCATTTGGCTACCTCATGATGCTGCTGCCAAGTCATTAGGAACTGGAAAGTCGATTGAGGAAATTGTCAGAGCGACAGGATTAAAGGTTCAGATCCTTGATCGAGTTCCTGTAACTGACTCAATTAACGCTGCAAGAACAATATTCCCAAGATGTTATTTTGATAGAAAAAATACAGA